CCCTATAAGTATGATGTTGTGCCGTAATCTGGAAGACTCCTAGCTGGGAAGCCATCCACATCACTAAATACCCAAGCTCCTTGTTGTGCTAGCATCCCTCTAGCATCCTTCTCTCTAATCCAAAAACTCCCTTCTGGCTGATCGTGTACTCTGGGGCCACTGTTCCATTTACCCCAACTATTTTGGACTAAGAACAGGGTTTCTCTAAATCTTTTATTGGTATCGTCGCAAGCGATCCAAGCCATAGCGTGATTCCATCCAGAGCCACGTTTGGCAATACCCTTACTGTCTCTACGGCTGCTAAATCCATACCCAGAGCATACAGAAATAGCATAACCATTGTTAAGGGCATCTCTAGCCTCTTGCACAGTAGTGATTAAAGATATAGTTTTTACTTGGTGCTTTTTAGCTTCAGTCGTATAGATACTTGATGGTATCTTGTGTCTGGCACCAAGGTCAGAATTATATTTAGATAGATCTACTTTTCCGTAGTCTTTTCTTATTAGAAGACCGCCCTTAGAGTGGACGTATTTAGCGGCACTAGAACAGGTCATACCTTGACCCCTGTGCCCTCTAGATTGATAAATTGCTTCGTTAGCTCCACGAGCCTCAAAAGACTCTGGCTCTTTGTTTATGTCTATCTCCACCGCCCTCGTTATGTCAACTGCATTTCTCGTGGAGTGAGCAACGCAGTCGCCTGTAGTTTGCCTTTCAGACGGGCCGAAGCTTGGATCGAACTTCAATAAAGACTTAAACGGCAGGGAGAGTTTTCCCTCTCCACTACCGTAAAGTCTATAAGCTGTTGCGCCAAACAGTGGCGTTTTTAATTTAGCTAGAAGCTCTGCGGTTTCTTCTGGGTTGCATACGCTCCCTTGAAAACCGTCTCTATAGGCATTTAACAGGTCTCTAGGACTGTTAAATTGCATTATTACTCCTCGTCTTTGTTGTCTTTAAGCCATTTAATGGCGGTATCCAAACCAACAGCGACGATAGGTACAAACAATGTACCAAGAGTTCCTAGATCAATCTGGTCTAGGTTTCCAGCTACATAGGTAAGAGCAGCAGCTCCACCGACGAGTAGTGCATTTTTGCCGATTTTTGAAATGTCGGCCCAATTTAGTGTGAATTTTTTAGAACCCATATTAGTTCTCCTTATAAAGATGAATTAAGAATCCTTCATGTTCCTTTTCCGTAATCCTGTACGGATAACCTAAAAAGTGAATTCTATCGTTACCAATAGAGTTTGTTACTATGTCTATTTTCCTGTTCATTTCCAAGCAGGATGTTAGCTCTTTAACAAACCCTTCTCGTTCTTCTTCGTCAACGATATTCACCCAGTCAAATCCTTTTTTTGGGCTATCACTATCTTTTGCTAATACTTCAAACTTTTCGTTAAACCACGACATCCTGCCGAAGCTGTCCACCTCAAAAAGCGCTCTATCGTGATAGTGTAAAGCTGCCTTAGATCGCTGGTCTAAAACCTTTTGGTTTCTTTCTATGTTTCCACAAGTTTCTCTTAAGCAATTTAAAGCGTCTTTCATTGAGCCTCCACCGTTAGGTGTCACCTCGCCCTTAATTGTTTCGATTGACTTTTTTAAGTCCTCTTGATCATCCAAAAACCTAATAGCAGGTTTCACTAGTTTTTTCCACATAAAAATGCCACCTGAGAATATCGCCCCAGCTAGCGTACTTGCAAATGCTATGGTCTCTGCATCAAAATCGAACATGGTAGAACTCCCAAAAAAAAGGCTTCCCCCCACGCGAGGCGTAAGGGGGATGCCTGTCTATACATTGCTAATAGATTAAGATGAAGTGTCGTCGGCAGCTTCAAATGCGTCTTTAGCCTTGTATTCGTCAGTCGTAGGCTTGCTTCGTCCACCGAAGTGGTAAGTCAACTCGCCCGGAACTGCTCTAGTTGGGAATATCTCAGTCGAAACAGCGGCTGTTCCGTCTGCTGGGTTAACCATAGTGCTCGCATTTCCAGCGTTTGAACCCTTTGTTCTACCGGGAACAATCTGAGTGCTTGGGCGAGCCATAGTATCAAATTCTTCACCGTCTTCGGCCCCACCAATAAGTCTATCAGCAATAGTGCCATGAGTGTTGTCATAGCGACCATCTCCAACAGTTCCACGAGAATGGAGCGTCGTGTTAGCAACACCACCAATCGTTTCGGAAACGCCTCTGATAATCCACTGTGTCGCATTAGCATTGAATGCGATCTCAGCGCCCTGTGGGGAAAGTCCAGACTGAGAAGACTGAAGACCAGCCCTATCAGTGGTAGCCCCACCAGCAACATTAGCAATGATCTTAGAGCCAGTAGCTCTGTCACCAACGTTGTCAGCCGCTTTGTTAACAGGAAGTCCAGATGTCAGAACATTGTCCGTTACAGCTCGACCCCCGTTATTAACACCAAAAGCCGTACCTCGATTTACGACGCCGCTTGTGTCAATTCTCCACCCAGCGGCATAAGTTCCGCCCTTAGTACCTTGTAAAAAACTACTACCGTAATTCATAATAATATCTCCTGAAAGAGATTAAAAAAATGTAGTTTTCCATATCCTCTTTGATAGTCCTATCATCCTGTATATTTATACACTTTTTAGGAGTGCAAGTTTAAGTTTTTTTAGATTTTTATTGATTTTAATTCTGATGGTTTCCCCACAAACGCCCCTATTCTGTGCAATCTCTTTAATTGACATGTTTTTATAGTATCTATCTAGGATTAGGCTAGGGTCTTCGCACGCAAACTTAATCTCATCGAGCATATCAATAGGCTCGTAGGGGTCTTTGTCATCCTTTATATTGGGGTGAATTTTACCGCTAAATGAGATCTTATCTTTATTAAACTTCTTTTGACTTAGGCACTCCATTACGACCCCCTTGTAGAGGTAGGTAGTAAATTTGCACTTAGAGTCAACTTGATACTTGTCTACTGCCTTCCATAGAGCGTTGATGCAACATGTTGTCATCTCGTCCTGAGAAAGGCTAAATCTAAATGTAGAACATGCCTTCTTTAGAATTTTAAATACATCTTGCCCATCTATGTTGTTGGATTCAGCTATTTTAGAAAACGCCTCAGTTCCGACAATCTCTTCAATGCTCTGATTTTCAATATTAACCAATTTATAGCTCCTTAGTCTTTAATGTTTAGTTGATTTTCAATATCTTTTCTCACGTCCGAGAACTTGAACATTCTACCGATGCCTAGAAAGAACCGGTATCTTGTGCAAATTTTTAATACTTCGACTCCATCAATGTCGTCTAAGTTGTCTTTAATCTCCGGTGTTATGTTGAAATTCGTGTGTCCTATCCAGCAATCATAGTTAGTTGCTAGGAGTATTTCTTTAGAAAAGTCTTTGTCTAAGGTTATTTGTGTGTATTCTTGGGGGCTTTCGTCGCCTCCAGATGCGTACTTGTAGTCTTCTACGTCAAGGTCTTCGACCTCTTGGTATTTCTCCATGCTTCTAAGCACGCTCTCATATAATTGTTCAGCCAGAGTGTTGTTTACCTGACCCTCTAGCACATCTTCGTATTTTTGCCATCCTATTTTCTGTGATTTTTTCATGGGTAGAAACTCCTATCATAGTAAGTCTGAAGGTTTAATACAAGGTTTGTTATCCTGCCCATCCTCGTCATCTAAAAGAGGGGTGTCTGCCTCTAGTCTATCTGTTGTTCTTCTGGTTATTTCTGATATAAATAGGTCTAATTTTTCTGGTATGGTCTCTATTAGCCCGCTTGACGCTATTTGAGCCGCCTCTAGTTGCAGTTGAATAGTCCCCAAGGAGGTTATTAGTTTTGCGAAATTCTTTATGGCGTTATCAGTATGTTCTTCAATATCAATATCTATATAAAGCTCACCGCTATTACTCATGGCAAAAGTAATTGTTGAATCTATTTCTCTATCAAATGTTGACATTTATCTATTATCTTTCTTGCTGTGTTTTTCCAAGAAAATTGTTTGGCGGTCTCTATTCCGGCTTCATTCAGTGTTCCTCGCTTATTTTCAATAAAATTCTGCATTTTAAGGCTAAGATCAAAAACCTCATGCTCTTTAATCTTACCCCAATTCCCCTGCCCAAAGAACCATTTGCCGTCATGTGCTGGCTCTACTTCCTTTATCGTCACTAGACCAGCGTTTTCTTTAGTGCAAAATTCAGTATGTGCAGAATAATCTGTAGCAATTACGTGTTTTCCAGCCGCCATCATCTCCAGAAGTTCTAAATTCCATCCTTCACCTCTTGAAGGAAATACGCCACAGTCTACCTGTGACATTATATTATACACTTCTTGCTGTGTCTCAGCTCTTGGAATAATTTTTACTTTTGGATTGCTGTAGAGTTGTATCCAGCGATTTTCTTCTTCAGGTGAGTTAAAGGGATTTTCGCACATCATCCACAATTCTACGTCTGGATCGTGCTTTTCTACGATTCTGAAGGCCTCTATCAGTATATCATGCCCCTTGCGGACTTCCCACTTGCCGCAATTAAAAAAGATAGTTTTATTGTTATTTTTTACTGGTGCTGGCTTAAAAATCTCCATATCTACACCAAGTGGCACCACGTCCGTTACTCCTGTATAGAACGGATGAGGGTTGTCTCTCAGAACATCCTTTGCCCACTGAGAACAAACAAACAATCTATCACAAGAGTTTAGGTGGTGTTTCTCTAAGTCAGTAAATGTGTCCAACTCAAAGATAGGGAATCCAATAAAAGTACCTCGTCCTACACGTTCTGCCATCTGGTTTTGATGCCATATTTTTATACAAGGGGCATCTGGATTAAACATCTGGGCTGTTTCTAAGCCCTTTCTGACAGCATCCGCATCTGCTTGATTGGTGACTTGAGGTTGACCTATCATGTGTAGAGCTACATTGTTTTCAGCTTGAAGTGCCTTAAGGATATTTAATCCGGCTACTCCATATCCAAGCTGATTAATTGGGGTCATGAGATTTAATTGCATTTTTTAAAGGCCTCCGTGATAAATCTTTCTATGTCTTTTATGTCTGGATTTCTGGATAGGATGTCATCAACAGTCCTATTAGCTTCTGATTTCTTGCATCCAAGATTAGCTAGAGCAGTTGCACACTGAGAACCAAATTCAGTCCTAGAAGGCCTTACTGGTTTTTCAACCTTTACCTTGGCGGGTTTTGGTCTTGGTTTTGGGGTTGGTTTTGGGGTTGGTTTTGGCTCTGGAGCTGGCCTATAGGCTGGCTTTTCCTTGAGCGTGACGTGTGCAGCTAAATATTCTTCGTCGCCAGTAAGAATGGCGTAGATGTCTTCATCGTCCTCAAAGTGAGAGAGTAGAGAAGCACGGCTATTGGACTGGGGGGTTTCTCCTATACCTAGACTCCCCATTATCCAAGCTACAGTGAAAATAGTAGCAAAGAAAATTGTTAGTATTTGTGTTACGATACCTACGGTCTCTGGATCATACATGGAACACGTCGCCCTAAATAAAACTAATTAATTGTAAAAGTCTTTAACTTCTTTTCTTCGGGTAGGACTTCCTCAGTGGATACATATAACATGCCATCCTTCATAGAAACATCCTTAACCTCGTTATATTGTCCAAGAGCGAATTTAGTAGTAAATGCCCTCTTTGCGACACCTCTATAATTATACTCTACATCGTCATGTTTGTCAACCCCGCTTGAGGAAATTGTCAAAGTTTTATCCTGAACAGTCACAGATATGTCATCCCTGCTGTATCCAGCTAAGGCTAACTGTATCTGTGTACCGTCACCATCCTTAACGATGTTGAATGGAGGGAAGTTTGAACGGTTGCTAGAACAAGCAACGGAGTTCAGTAGCTGTTCCCAGCCTACACTTCTGTTTAAAAAGTCTTGAATTAAAGTTGAGTTTGTCATAAAAACCTCCTTTTCTGTTACCCATTAGGCGTAACTTCTAGGGGCGACGTGTTCCTTTCGTATGACTTTGTGAATAAAAAACCCCGTCAAGCATCCCAGCTCGACGGGGCTATACAGCAACTTGTATTCAAACCGTATCATCATCCTAACGGCTAGCCTGCCTTTTGAGGCTTATTGCTGTAGATATAAAAATGGAAGGGTGGGGTTTACTTTATTACCCACAACTAGGCACTATTTCAAGTAGTTAAGTGGCCTAGAACTATCCCCGCTTTGGTCAGACATTTGTCCATTCCTCACGGCCCGCATACCTTACCTGCCTTGAAACGCAGGTCATTCAGTCACCTTCCTGAACACTGGGAGCTACCCAGCGTTAACTTTCTAGCGTTCTCGACGCAATGTTGGCCGGATCAAGTCCAAGCGAAATCTCGTCTGCCATAATACAAACCGAGCTTCTCTTGTTTTGATTCTCGTCTTCATAGTCGTCGATATTAAGTTTACCTTGGATGGATGCCTCTCTACCCTTTACGAGCTTGGGCTGGAGACTCTCAGCCATTTTTCCAAAGCATAAAACATTGATAAAAAGAGTTTTATCATTACGGCGATCATTTACCGCCATACGAAATTTACTCATTGGTGTTCCCTTCTTTGTGGTAGAGAACTCTGCGTCTTTTGTAAGACGACCTACACCAACCCAACAATTACTATCCATCTTAAATCTCCAATGCTGATCTAATTTTTCCACGAACTACTTGAGTATTACCACGATTTGAAACGCCCGCAGTAGCGTTGTAAACATGACTTGTGAACTCACGAGTCAGGCCAAGTGCTTTACCAGCCTTAAGCGTTTCTCGTTTGTTCGTCCCGTATACCTGACCAGTGCTTCGGTAGGCGACAGCCGTTACTGGGTTAAAAGTAACCCCACGAGCCGACCCACGATTAGTGGTTCCGGTAATTTGCTTTCCTTGCAAGTCAAAGCTATAGCTTGACGGCAGAGAGGCTAAGGTTGAATAAAATTCATTGCTTTCCATAATTTCTCCATTACTTTCCTGAGATTAAAAAAAAATTACTCCGACTCTTCGGCAGCGGGATCATCTGACGGTGGTTCCGCAAGTGTTTTAGATCCTTCTACCAAGTATTCATTTAGTGTGTTGAGTTCTCTGTCTAACTCGGCTCTTTTTTGAGTTAGAGTTTGGATTTCTCTTTGTACGTTCAGCAGGTGAGCTTCTGCCATTTCTTTTATAGTTGCCATTTTTGTCCCTGTTTGTTAAATTGATTTGCCCGAATCATTGTTATATTATAGTCTATAGATTCGGTTTTGTCAATGGGTTTTTCAAAATTTTTCAAAGTTTTCCGCACTCTCTATCAAGATAGAGTTATCGAGCTTTTCTCTTGGCACATACTTAAAAATAATCCTATCTCCTATAAGTGATAGTATTTTGCTGTACTTATTCGTCCATATGTCGCCCTTCGGTGAAGACAGATCGGAGAAATATATTTCATGGACACCGCACTGCCACAGCATTTGCAGGCACGAGGTACATGGGGCGGCTGTAATATAAGCTCTAGCCCCTAAAGTAGATTTACCTTCTCTAGCACAGTTATAAATTGCGTTAGCCTCGGCGTGAATCATAAATGGATACTTATCCGGCCTCTCTGTTGGTAGCTTTCGGTCATCTACATCTCTCATAAACCCATTATAGCCTGTTGCTATAGATGTTTTATTTTTAACCAATACACACCCGCATTGGGTTTGACTATCATGACTTCTTCTTGACCACAAGACGGCTTCAGAGAAAAACATGTTATCCCAGTCGTCAGGGTTGTGATCTGTAAACATTATGTGAGACAGCATAAAATACTCCTGTATAAAAATGCCCGTTTGGGTGGCAAGGGCGGGCAACCCCCCGTGACTATTAGATAGTCAGT